ATCATCACTTATTTTAGAAAGATAGTAATCACCTTCTTTAATCTCTGAATCATCTACAACAAGTAGGTATTCAGGTGTTTTAATTAGTTCTTTTTTCATTTTTGTCTGTTTTTTTTACTTTGATTTTATATCGTTATTGTCATGTTAGACCTTGTTTTACAACTATGAAACACAAGGTAATTATAGCTCATCATTGATTTCGTTAGCAATTAATTTGAGTGCATACTTTGCACCAGCTACAAATGCGAAATAAGATTCACCACTCATGCCATCACCACCGAATGCAGCGTAGTATTCGGCTTCCATTTTAATCATTTCATTTAGTTTCATTTTGTTTTTTGTTTATTAATTATTAATTTCCTTCGTCTCAAATTTAATAAAAAATTGTGACTAATCAAGCAAAAGCGTATTTACCAAAATTCTTTTTTAGCTCATAGAAACATCTCATCATAATTGCATCAGCGAAATCTGGAGATATGCCATATTTCTTTTGCAATGTCTCTTTATTGGTTACTCTCAATTTTCCATCGCTATCGATTTTCTCTCTTCTAATCATTTCGAGTTCTTTGATAATCGTGTCCTTGTGAGTTGATTCAAATGTAATCGCATTGGTGGTTATTAGTTCTCCAAGTTTAAAATAACAATCCGCTTTTAAGTTCATGTAGTTATCTCGCACTGATTTTGATCCATTAAGAAATCCGCGATATCTCCCAAAATCAACCGCTCCACCACCAATTCCATCTTCATCGCAGATGATATTTGACAATCTAACACCATTTGCTTGTGCTAATTGATTGATAGTATCTACAATTTCATTGATTGGTTTATGCTTTAGCACTATAAACTTTGCAGCGTGTAATCCATTCCATAACACAATGATTGTTCTATCATTTCCCATTCGCGCAATATCAGCAGTGATAAACATATCTGCATTCGTAATAGCTGGAGTTCTGAAGCATCGGAGTAAATCATCGTAATCATACAATCTATCTTTTGTCTCATCATAATCCCAATCACCTTCAAGTAATCTTTTTCTATCTGTTTCTGGAAGCATCTGAAGAGATTCCAGATAAACTGGAGATATATGTGGATTATCAGATGGTAATGCCTGAACAAAATCTCTATCACTACGAATTGTTCCGTTTCTTTTTGCATCAAAGAATTCAGTGTATAACCAACCTTTGTGTGGATTACAAGTCATCAGTAATTTTGGCTTGTCATTAATTAACTTGTAACGCAATCGCGAGGAGAGAATATCAATACATTTTTGAGATACTTCTCCAGCTTCGTCAACGAAAGCGTCCGTTAATTCAATCGATCCAAATCTTTGGAATTCTGCATCGGAAGGAAGGTCGGCTAAATCCATCAAGATAATTTGACTTCCATTAAAGAATTTGATTACATGATCTTGACCATTATATGTCCAATGTTTGTCTGGCATTAATCCATACATCGCGCATAATTCAAAGAAAGTAGCCATTGTAGATAATCGCAATTTCTTTAGTTCAGACCTTCCAATTAATCCGCGAGTTCCAGCATATTTCAATCTTCTCTTGATTTGCCAATCACAACCAAGAAATGATTTTCCACCACCTACACCACCACCATACAACAATTGCCTACAATCATTGTCGATGGCGAGTAGGTTAAGCGCATCAATTTGTTTCTGATGGTATTTCATTTATTTGAGTAAAGATTATATCCATTCTGATTAACTGCTTCAATAGGTTTTCGTTATCACATTGTTTTTTAAGATGATACTTTTTACCATACAATTCAAATCGGACATTGTAGTTTTTCATAACTTACTAATTATTCTTTCTTGTAAAATCGTGCTATCCATGATATCTGCATACAATCTTCTCATCAATTCTTTTTGAACAGATTGGTTAAATGATAATTTATCAGTTTTATTCATTCTTTCCAATCTTGTTTTGGTCAATTGCATTTCTTCAATCACTTGAAATCGTGCAGCAAATTTCCATTGCTTCCACTGGTCATCACTCCAGCAATCATCATTGATTACTTCCAGTTCGTAAAATTTTGTGATGAAATTTGGAGCAAGAATCATTACTGCATTTCTCTCATTATTCTTCCATCGATTGATATCTGTTTGAAACATCTCTTTCCAATCAATTGGATCATGATATTCTTGCAGTGGAATTTCCATCTTCGTTTTTTTCTTTTCCAGAGCAATATTCATTTGATTACGCACATTGCTATAATTTTTCAAGACATCGCTTTGAAAGGCAATAGTAACCATTCCAAAATGTTCTATTCTTGTGAATTCAACTCCAGCAGCATTCATCTCAAAAGCCAGTGCATATTCGCCAATTGTCATGTACGGATGATAATGTATCGCGTTAGTAAATAGCATTTGCACTTCCTCACTCGATGGCAGTTGCTTAATCCCACTAATCACAATTGTTCGAGCAATCAATGATTTAAACATTTGGATTGTGATATCACAGATTCTTACTTGTTCTTTTGCTTCAAGATAAGCTCGTTCATTCGCTGTCAATCCAGTTTTGTAATTGAGACCTTTGTATTCTACCAATTGATTCATTATTATTGTTTTTATTAGTTATGAATTCGTGTAATTTCCAAGCACTTCGCATCGCTGCTTTCCAATCTTTCATCTTCTTCTTGCCATAATACCAATTTGTGTTGGTGTAATGGCTAATGAAGATATCTGCAAAATTGAGTGCATCTTCAGTTTGTGCTGTTGGCATTCTTTCGATAAAATAATCAGCAACATCTTCAAGCGATGGAGGTGTGAATTTGCTTTTGTCGCTTTGCTTGTTCTCGATTAAGTAGTCGAGTTTTAACTGCAAGTTTCGCAGCTCTTGCAAGATTTCTGTTAGTTCGTTCATATTTCCATTTGTTTGTAGTTAACATCTCGTCAAATGTATAAATTTTTTTATTATTCAGCAATTTAATTATCTCGCTTACTTTCTTCCTGAATATTTTATCTGTATTAATCAATGCATCAAATGATTTCATATTATGAATCATTGTCGCATGATGGCGCAAGAGATGTGCTGATATTTTTGCATAACTCCAATCAGTTCCCATTCGTAAAAATGCTGTATAGATAATTCTTGCATCATTGAATTCTCTATATCGGAATCTGCTAAATAATTCTGCTGAAGAAATCTTACATACATTACAAACTTCTGCTAAAACAGCATTAGTTAATTCATTACCATCTGGTCTTGATAATTTCATCTTATCATATTGAATTACTTCATCCAGTGAAGATACATTCGGATTAGTTACAATTGCGTATAGCATATCAAAACTGATTGGAGATTGAATTAGATTCATTTTTAGCTTATCGTAAGCAGTCATTAATTGCTTATTCATCACCTTCGTTTTTAATTGTTACTATGCTGCTATTGATAGCCATTTGAACTATTATCTTGACATCGATTTTAAGTTCATCAGATAGCTTTTGGATGTCTATTAAACGCATATAAACGGGATAATTGACATATCGCCACGCAGTTGGGTAGCTCACCCCAATAACACGCCCAAAGTTGAGCGTGTTTTTAAAGTTGCTTTTGATTAATTGTTGAAAGTCGGTTTTCATAGTTTTCCTGAAAATAAAAATTTGATTCTTTTGATTAATGACACCTTGCGCAATCTCCTTGTTTTTTTTGCAACTGGAGGGGAATCTTGTTGGGTTACTTGGGGGGTTGACTTTGGAAATTTAATCTCGCATTGTTTTACCAATTTTGATTTCCTAAAATAATTTCGAGAATAATCGCGACATAATTCAACAAATTTATCCAATCGCTGCTCGGTTAATCGCTCTGCTCCTTTCCAATAATCACCTTCCTTAAAAATAATTCCAGATTTAGTTAGCATAGTCATATGCCATCGCGCAATTTTAAATTTATCAGAAGATGTTTGATAATTAGTTACTGAATTATTGTTTAAAAAACGACATAATTCACTTATACGCTTGTGCATTAATGCACGATCGGTAATCATTGCTTGTTTTGTTTTCATTTTTCTATTTTTAATTTTAATTTATTAATCCATTCTTCAGGAATTCAAAATGGAAGGTCATTGTCCATGTGTCTGATTTCTTCCTCTCTAAAGTTTTGAATGATACCACTTTGTGAATCCATCTTACGATTACTTAGCGCATTATCAATTGCATCTTGATTAGCTTGTTGTCCAGTAGTTAAATAATGCTCAAAGTAAAGAGCCATATCTACATACACTTCTTTTTGCTCACCTATTCCAATTGCATCTACTGCTGCTTTTAAAGCAACTGCACGAGCGATTTCTGCCTTGTCTTGTGGTGATTTCTGATATCCACCACCAGCAAATGATTTTGGAGCATCACCACCTACTTCGCTCACG